GCATCCGTTTCCAGTGCGGCTTCAGCTCGTCGGGCAGCTCCGATGGGTCAATGAAGCTCTCTTCCTTGGCGGGAGCTTCCTTCCGCTCGGTCGCGCCAGCCTCGGCCTTCTGAGCATCGCCAGTGGCGGCTTCAGAGTCGGCGTCGGTGGCCGTTCCGGTCACGTCTTCGATAACCATGTGGTCTCCTCAAAAGAGCAAAGGGCCGCTCGCCGACCAATTCGGCTTGCGGCCCTCGCTGTCGCGTCGGGGCTCTTATTCAGCTCGACCGAATCTCTTGCTCTACCCTCCCGCTCAGTATCACCCCATTCTTGAAATGCAGTGCGATACTTCCCGTAGCTTTGGTTTCTACAAAACCCTTGATGAGCAGCCAGATATTATGCGGGATAATATCGGCTGTCAATCTTTCATCCCTTTGACACCGCCATACGCCTTCCTCACCATCGCCCGAAACTCCTCCAGTTCCATGTTCCCATGTGCCGCCGTGACATACAACAACCGCTCTAGGAGGTAGGCGACGTACCCCGGATCTCCGCCTCCATCGCCCGCAGTTCCTCCTTCTTCTGGCGCAGCCGGTGGTCGTGGGTCAGCTTCCCGATGTCCACGAGCTTTCCACACGCGACGCATTGGTAGCCTCCAAACTCTGTCGCCGTGCCTTCGGACGGATGGGCTTTGAGGTGAACGAGTTGAGCGAACTTCTCTCCATCGCACGGGCACTTGAGACGGGACCACATCGGGAGCGTCATTATCCCCCCCAGCATCCGGGCATCCCACGTCGCGGTGGGTGCCACTCTACACCAGCCTTCTTCATTTCCGCTCGGTGTTGCGCATCCGAAGTAATCGTGATGGGATTGGGGCCAAGATTCCATATCACGCGAGGGGTCTTGCTGGAGAAATAGGTGAGACCCCTCCCAAACGTCATGATCGGCCCCATCGTGGAGCCACAGTCGCAGAGAATCGTGCGGCAGCCAAGGTCATCCCTGTGATGCTCAAAGACATCCAGCGCATGGCCAGCGGGGCAACGGAATTCGTAGATGGGCACTACTGCCTCCCCCCCGTCACGCTCGCCAACAGATTGCCCAACATAGACTGGCCATCTCCCCCACTCGGCATCGCCCCAGCATTCGCCCCGCCCTGTGAGCGCCCCGCCTGATTGGCGTTGATGCTCACCATCTGCTGGGCTAAGGCAGTAAGTTCATCCAGCATGCGTTCGGAGATGTATTCAAACTTTGCAGCAGTCTCTCTAAGCAACTCGCGTGAAAGTGCGAGCTGGGGAAACTGACCGATGATCTGGAGGAACTGAATCCACTGAGAACGTTCGACTTCAAGATTCCTCGGACGACTACTTCCCGGCACGACGGACACATCTGCTTCAAATTGGAGAGATTCCCGTGTAACCCGCTGCCACTTCTCCTGTCCGAATCGCTCACGGTAAATCTCCTTGAGCCCCGGGAGGTACTGAATACCCAGCATCACTTCCTTCCCGTACACCCGCTCCACATACTGCTGAAACTCGCTGTCGCTGAACCCGCGCAACTTGATCCACATATCCATCGTGAGCGTGGCGCGGACGCGCTGGAGCATCTTGCGGCCCGCCTCGGAGAGCCAGTCGTTGACGGCATCCTGCATGTCAGCATCGCGGAGGTTGCCCGCCCGCTCCACGAAGGAGGCTTCGGTAGCGGTGCTCGCGTCGGGACTTGCGAGACGTGCCCCAGTGAGCCCAGTAACCAGACGCCAATCTGTCATAAGCGCAGGAATGTCGCGCCAGATGTCGGGGCTAAGATTTTGCATCTCGAACATCACGGGGGGTTTATCGGTGCTATTCAACTCCACGAAGACCATATCGCCTGGGTCTTGTAGGGCTTTTGTCGCCTCATCGGCATTCGCAAATGTACCTTGATCGTATCCGCCCTTTCGAGAAGACCGCTTCGCCCCCTCCGTGATCTGCTGCCGGCGAATGTTGTATTCCCGCTGGATGTCCAGCCAGGGCCGGATGTGCGGCATCGGCCACGGGGACGGCTCAGGGCCGAGGATGGGCGTCCAACCGAGGAGCAGCGCGTAGGGATGATCCTCTACGCCGTCGGGCAGAGGATCGTCCATCAGGAAGTCCTCGAACTCCTGGCCCTCCGCCAGCGCCCGGACGCGCTTGGCCTTGATGTCCCACAGTTCGCAGTAGCGGAACTTCTCATCCTCGCTGCTAGCCATGTCACCGCGAATGGGGGGCACATTCTTGAGCTTCGATTTCGATTCGTTCGCCACGAGGCGGGAACGCAGGCTTTTTTTGAACCGCGTGTCCGCTTTCGCTTCCTCCAGCGACACAACGATCTCCTCCCCAACCCAGGACCACTTGCTCCGATCCGGTCCCTCATCGGGCAGGAGCATGTTCACCCCGTCTACCCATTCGTAGCGGTACGCTTCATCGGTGATAACTTCCTCGGGCTCGAAGAGTGGCAGGCCCGTCGCAGGGTCTTTCATCTGCTCCGGCATCCCTGTAAATTGGTTGAGGATGGGTTCGCCGGCGTCTCCCACTTCGTATATGGGCTGGCCCGCTTGGGGGTTCGGTTCCATCTTGGGATCGTAGACGGTTTTGAGAACGCCAATGCGGAAGTAATTCTGGAGGACACCGAGACTGCCTGCCCGCTTGAGATTGTTGTCCTGTGTCCCGATGGAGTCCAGCGTAGATTCGCCAATCGCCGCGTCCCGCTCCAGCGTAGGGTTATTGCGCCCAGGCTTTGAGCGCACAAAGAATTTGGGCTGCGTGTAGAAGAGGTTGGGCCGCTGGGTCTTGATGGTGGCCCAAGTATGATTGAAGACAATGTCGTTGTCGCCGCGTCCCCGGTCCCACTGGAGGCCCAGGAAGTACCGTTCGCACTTCTCGACGTGGTACGCCACCTCCCAGTCTTTGCGAGCCTTCTGCGCCCGCGCCACCCGCGTCTTCCAGCGGGCGAGCAAGTCTTGTTTCGCCCGGTCCTCGGGCGCACCCGTAGCGGGAGGCGTGATGGTCGGCTGGAGGGGGCCGCTAGACTTTTTGCGTTTCTTGGGAGGCATGTGTCCTCAAATAGTCCTGGCAGAACTGGCAGAGATTCGGCGTACCGTCCCCCTCGTGCGTCCGATGGGAGGGCCGATACAGTCCTCGACAGCCTCCGCAATAGATCAATCCAAGCATCCCGTCTTCCCTCGGTCGGTCATAATCCAGAAAGCGAAACGGGGTCTTGCCGCCGCACTCACACCGCTTCACGCCACGCCCTGCCGCCGATATGTCGGCATCACCTCGCCCATCGGCTTCTTCGCCAACTGCTTCCACCAGTGGAAGGTATTCGCAGGCGCGGGGAGCTTCGCCGTACTCGGCTTCGGCGGGAAGCGCTGCAAGAACATTTTGAGGCCATCCCAGGCGTGATCGTCCTTGCTCACGAACTGCTCCGGCTGGTCGCGGTGCTGGCCCACCTTGGCCGAGAACTCTTTGTGCCGCAACCGTCCGATCTCCCAGATGAGCTTCGGGCACGTCTTGCAGATGCGGTAGAGCGGTTGCGCGGGATCGCGCCAGTAGTGACCGTGCAGCCACTCCGCCACCATCGTATCGCCGCCGCGCTCACCCTTGGTCATATAGACGCCCGCCCGGCGGAAGAGTTCGGCAGTGCTTTTGTTCGGCTCATCCGTCATGGGCACGTCTTCGGCCCACATGGACGGGTCGGCGATGATGAAGGTGAGACGACCCGCGAATGGATTCCCATCAAATCGCCGACCATCTCCAAGTACCACAGAATCACCAAGGATAATCCGAGAAACTTGAGTGACCGGAACATTGCTAGCGTATAGTTCCCAGAATGTAGAGATATTACCATCTCCGCTAATTCCGTGAACGTGAAAACTGCAAGGATTCCTCCAGCCATGATCGTAAGAGCCGAAAAGCCTGTAGCCGGTAGGTTCAAACGGTTCACAGACAATCCTCCCTAGAGCAAGCCACTGCTCCCAATCGGGGAACAGACGTGTGCCCCCCATCGCGGACCATTCGATCTCCATTTCCTTGCGCCAGCGCGGCGACTTGATGCCCCCAGGATATCCCGGGCAATCGCCGAGCCACGCATCGCCTTCGGGGGTGCCGGGACGTTTCTGCGGATCAGCGGAATAGTGCAGGCGCAAAACGCCGAGACGACCGGAGGTGAGGCGTTCGGAAAGGCCGGGGATCATTCCCTACCCGTCCGTCATTGAATCAATCACATGGAATCCCCATTGCGAAATACGAGCGCCATATGTCGCCTGCCGATATCTCTCTACTGGGTCTGGTCCGTATTCCTCACGTCGCGTCGTGTAGATAGACGTAGCCACATCATCAAGAAGATCGGTGCGGCCAAGGACGATCCATTTCCCTTTATACTGCACTTCAAGGACAATCGGGCAATTGCCCCAGCCATCTCGGCGAGCCTTTCGCAGGCGGTAGGGAATATCCTTAAGGACTTTCTGCGTTTCCTCGGGTGTCAAATAGGTGGATCCTTGGCGAGGACCATTCTCTGCCAGCAGTTGATCCACGTCTGTCGGGGTTGGCCCGGTCACGCCGCCTCCACCAATGTCTGGTATTCCCCCGGCTCCGCGCTGCTCACCATCACCGCCTGCCCTCCGCCTTTGACCGCCGGCAGCGCTGCTGTGTACGCCCCCCCGAACTCCGGCTGAAACGCCGCTTCGTCGCAGAACCAAACCGAAGGAACGTTGCTGCGAATGATGTCGCTGCCCTCCGGGATCGCCCAGGCGTGGCTGCCGTTGGGCGCGTAGAGGTGACAGTACGCTCCCGCCTTCGGGAACACCATCGTGCGGAGGTGGGACGGGAGGTGCGACTCCATGAAGCTCATCCGCCCGATGTGGGGTTCTTTCACAAACACCAAGTTCGCGGCGTCCTCCTCCCGCTTGCTCTGGACGAGGATGAGCTGGTGCGCGTAATACTTCATGCGCCAGAGGCAGTAGGCGCAGACCAGCCAGGTGACCATCATTTGGCGGGACTTTTCGACCGCCAACATTCCACTACTGTAAAGCGTATGCAGCCAAGGGAGACTATGCCCCGACTCTCTGGCATATTGTGCAGCCTCCGGGGCGAGAAGGCGTCCAGAAACCAATAATGCGTCGAGCAGGGATCGCAGGTAAGTGGAGTCGGGAAACGGCTTGACGGGCTCTTTCGCATCATGCTCATCCTTCGTCAGCAGCCGCTTGCTGTCGAAGATGAAATACTGCGCCGAGCGACGGCAGCGCTCAGCTTCGAGACTCTGTTTCGCTTTCGTGAAGTTCGGTGTTTTCGACACGTTCGGCATTCGCCTCCAACCACGTCTGCACCTGCCCCAACTGCTCCTCGGTCAGGCCCTGAAGCCAATCGCCCTGTAGCGCAGGCCGCGAGTCCGGGTTGCCCCGGCTGAACTCCGCCAGCCGCGTCACCATGTCCAGCGCCTTCATCGTGTGTGCTGTGGCGCGGGCCACCGCATCCGGGCTCTTCTTGTCGTACTTCGCGTCCTTCAGGATGCGCGACTGCTCCCGAAGCGCCTCCACGAGGTTCTGCTGGGCGTCGGAGAGGAAGGCGAGGTCCAGCCCGGAGGAGGCGATCTTGATGGCTTCGCGGAGCTGGCGGTCGGCGTAGTCGGGGTCGTCGTGTTTCACGTAGAACTCCTTATCGGCTCGCCAGATACAGTCGCCCGATGATGCGCAGGAACGTCGGCGAGTCGCCGTAAGTAAAACAGACGGAGATGGGACGGGACGAGCGGCGCATGTAGTGAAGGCGACCGAGATGCCAGAGCCAGAGGTCGGAGCGGAGAGGAACGGAGAGGGCTAGCATGGGGTGGAGAGGTCGGGGGCGTTGATCGGAAACCCCTGCCAGATGCCGTAATCCTGCCAAGTCCATTCCGGCGGTCTGCGATCTAGAAGAGCGAAATACGATTCCGGGGAAAGCTGTGAATGGTCGCAAGGGTAGTACGCACAGAAGGGGCAATGGGTGTTGATTCGTTTCGATGAGTGAGAAAAAAAATTCAGAGACACCCACTTACCTCCTGACTAGCTCACGCTCGCACAGCCGGGCGGGGTGACCCCTCCCCCCCTGGCCTCTGTCACCTTACGCCCCAACGTCTGATAATACACAGTATGTCAACTAGCATGACGCACTGCTATTGAATGGAATCGCCTACTTAGCATCAGGGGCATCGGGAGGGGGAGGGGAGGCCACTACATCTGGGGGAGGGGAACTGCGCTTCGGATCAGCCTTGCCGTTGCTGGCCCTCACGCGGGCTCGGCTTTCTCTCATCGCAAGCACTTCTTTCTTGTTCTGCCTCACCTCCGCTAGCAACCACGGAGCCAACATAATATCGCACGTCCACCATTTCTTCTTATTATTCGAACCATTACGCCTAAGAAGCATCGGTAAGTTTCTCTCCCAGTACCACGTCATTACCGCTGCTCCTGTCCGCAACCCCACTGCCTTGCCTATGGCCTCTAATCCCCAATACTGTGCCAGTTCCCCTCTCCTTACGCCCAGCAGCCTATCAACTGATCGCTCGGCACCGGATTGCTTCGAGCGAAGCAGCAACGCCCGCCTTGCAGAACAGGCGGGCTACGCTCCCGCCAGCCGTCGCATCGCCCCGTGGTACACGCTGTTCCACTCGGCCTTCGCCACGTCGTTCCCCGTCCAGGGCACCGCAGCGTTCGCGGCAATCACCGCTGCCGTGAGGAATTGGTCGCGCCAGGTGGTGTATTTGTTCGTGGTAGGCTTCGGGCAAGGCTTACGTTTCATCTCGGCCCCTCGTTGCCTCTACTCCGGTTTCGGAAAGGCCGAGGTTGGTTATAGCACAGGTTTTTGCTGATCCTGCATAGACATTTGGGCGTGTGTAGCGTTTTCGCATAGTTCGACGTGCTTACCGGGGCCATTTTCCCCTTGACGGGGGTGTTGACCTAGGTGCATGGGCGCTGCGTCATATCGGGAAAACCTATAGCACCAGTGCTAGGTATAGGGAAAACCTATGGCTCGTCAGCCCCTCCACACAAGCAATCCCTAGGCCATCCCCCGCCCTGTTTCCCGCCACTCCCGCAGATATACTTGCTCGTGGTGCTGATTATAGGCTTGACGATGATAAGCCGCTTGGCTATATTCCCAGGTGAAAGGAGGCAAGCCCATGCGATACCATCTTGACAGGCTAGACGGAACCCTCACAAAAATCGCCAATGAAACATTCCCGACCTATCGCGGCAAAAAGTTTACGCTCAGCACGGACATCCCCAAGCAGCTTGCATCCTACTGGGATGGCGGATCCCGAGACTCCTTTGCGTTTTACAATATGCAGACCGGGCAAGCCCAGGCGGTACATTCAAACCATCCGATGTTTGAACCGAACCAGCCTAGCCAACTGCGCGAGTTACCGTCGCATATCATCTTAGTAGAGCATAGCATCCTTTGTGGGAAAGATGCTGGGTTGACATTCTACGCGAGAACAGAAACGCTCACGCCGATGATCCCGACCAAGGTAGAAGTTACGCCGGACCAGCAGATTGTCTTACGGTTTACCGCCAGCCTGAAATCGAGTTACGGCGGAGTGTCTAATCTACGGTTCGTTGAGGCTAAGCGGGAAACCGGCATTTCGGCAGACCGTTGGGAGGCAGCAAAAACCGCTTGCATCAATACAGGGCTATTGAATAAGGCTGGGGCAATCACTCCAGCGGGCCGCAACGCCATTGGCCGATAACAACGGGCTATGTTGCAGGTGAAAGGAGGGCAGAACATGGCAAGAGATCACAGCCGCGAAATGCCCAAGGCTTCTCGTCTCTGCAAAATGAGCAATGAGCAGCTTCTGGATTGGTGCTGGCGCAACACTTGGAAGGCCCTCGGGGCCAATGGCCCGGTTCCACCTCGGGGCCGGTCATTTACCGACAAGGAATGGCGCAGGGCGGCAGAGAAGATAACGGTGCGTGGCGATGCCTAACCTCCCCCTCCCCACCCGTACCGCAAAGGAGAAGGCCATGCACACGCCGGGACCGTGGATGTACCGAGACAGGATGATTCTCGGAGGCGACAAGGCAACATACGTTTGCGAGGTAAGCGGCGCGGCCTCGAATGAAGAGCACCAAGCAGATGCCCGCCTCATCGCGGCGGCACCGGAGTTGCTAGGGAATCTCAAGACCGCCGCAGACTTGTTGCACATCTTTGCCGACACCAGCACGGAAGATTTGCAGGGCCACTATAAGGCGATTCGCGCCGCCATCGCCAAGGCCGAGGGCCGCGATGCCTAACTGCCCCCGCCACCCCATCACCTGCTCCGTCCACGGCAGGCAGGAGAAACAGCCGTGAGAACCAAGCGCATATTTGAGCCTGGTGATCGTGTTGTTCTTCGCAAAGATCGCGCAGAGGCGTATGGGGAATTCCCAGACCTCATTTACACCGTCAAGGCAACTCGCCCGCATACTCGGTATCGCCGGATATGGGTGTACCTCTCTGAACTCCGAACCCCCTACAACATCGTAGACTCGAAAGAGTTGCGCCATGCTTAGGGGAATGATTCGCCAAGCGGCCACCTTGAAAATACCTAACCGCTTCCGCATCCTCTGTGCGCTTCACGGCGAGCACTTTGTCCCCTGCCCCGCCTGTCTGGGGGCCAAGGGCGGCTCCTCCCGCTCCCCCGCCAAGACGGCGGCGGCGAGGAGGAATGCACGGAAACCCCGAACAGCCAAGAAGGAGTCCTAGCCATGCGCCTCGTGGAAGCCACCTCCGTTGCAGACTACCTGGATCGCTACTACAAGCCCGCACGGCGCACCCCCACGTTGCTCCAGACGTACGAGGAGGAGTTTGCCCGCGACGGTTATGTCTGCACGAGTCACCATGACAACGTGACTGGGGAATTTATTGCGTGGCCGCGTCTGCCCGAATGGGCGGAGGAGGGGAAGAGGTCGTGACCTGTTATGACTGCGGTGCCAAGGTCTCTGAAGCCGTGCGCCAATACCGGGAACCCAAAGACGGCAGATACAAGGCGGCGTTTCGGGATGTGTGCATACCCTGTTATGACGCTTGGAAGAAAGTCGCCCTCGCCAAAGCCACCGCCCGCTAATCCTCTTGTGCGCCGGTTCCACCCCGGCGCTCACTCCCCCCGCACGCGGGCATACTCCGCCGCCGAAGCAAGCCAAGTGACGACTTCTGGGCCGGTGCGGCCCCGCGCGTCGTTCCAATACCCCACCATTGAACATTCACCCGGGAAGAAATCCACGAAAAAGCGATAGGCCGGCGTTGCAGTAACGGCGCTTCCGGGCTGCGCGTCCCCAATCGCCGCAAGAGCACAGCGCCGCTTCCCATCGCGCATCCCCCGACACCATCCGTTTCGCTCCACCAGCTTCGCCGCCCGTGCGAGGACGTGGGAGATTTTCATTAGAGCCCCCATTCCTTCAGCTTCGCCTGGCACATCTCCGTCGAGTCGCACCAGAAGGCGATGCAGCCCGCATCATCGGCCAGGTCCAGCCACACCTTCTGAGCAAACGTGAGTTTGCCACCCAGCGCTTTCACCTCAACTTCAATGTGCCGGCCAGCGATGC